GGAACTGCGTGCCGCTCACCTGCCTGTGCGTGGGTACAACCCCGGCAAAGCTGACAAGATGCAAAGACTCCAAATTACCGCCTCCATCTTTGCGACTGGGCGTGTCTGGTTGCCTGAGAGCAGTGTCCGCAAGGGCTACGTCAAGGACTGGTGCGAAGGGTTCCTGTCCCAGATATGCTCCTTCCCTGACTCAACGCATGACGACTATGTCGATAGCGCAACGCAAGCGATTCGGTTAATGAAGGACATGGGCTTCCTCGACATTAATCCTGAGCCTCGGTATGATGACGATGATGACTATGCTTATACCCGTAAAGAGCGGGTCAACCCATATGCGGTGTAGATAATGGCAGAACCAAAGAATCCAAAACTAGCAGTGCTGAAGGGCGGACTCAACATAGCCAAGCGCTTGCTTGACGATGGTGAAGAGACACTCACCGCCGCTCAACGTGCTGAGGCTGGTCGCAAGGCGGCTGAACTCATCAAGTCCCAGCCCCAAGTCAAGGCGTCTGAGGCTCTTGGTCAACTCATGGAGAAGGGCTTCAAGCGCACGACTACCACGCAGGCTGACCGCACTCGTGTGGGTGGTGGCAACATTGGTGGTGCGCCCTTCTCTGCTTTGAGCGAGGCTGACCCTAACTACGCTGGCAAGGTATGGGGCGTAATGGACGAGGGAACCGCCTCTCGCCTGAAGAACCTGACAGCACCTGATACAGCGTGGACGACCATGCTTGGCTCGGCAGACCAACTCAAAACAAATCCTATAGTGTTTGACAAGCTAAAGCGTCAGTTCATTGATGCAATGAAGCAAGGCAAGCTGTCACCAGAGTTGGAGGCAAAGATTAACCACAACCTCGCCTTGACGTTTGGCGAAGGCGCACAGATACGAGACCCTAAGATATGGCGACAAGCTGACACCTTTGAGAAGCGTGCGGCATTGGCTGACCTGATGATGGGTCAAGGCATACCACCTAAGAAGGGTGGCGTGGCATTGGGTGGGGAGAAGAGTGGCAAGGGTGTCATCTTCAAGCCAACGGATACGCTCATCAGGGAGACGGAGCCATCCCTGCTACACACAGAGCATGGGGGCGACACGCCTACGTTTGCGGCTGGCCCTCGTCTGTTCACGTTAGAGAATGAGTCGGTGTATCGACCTGACTTGCACCCCGGCTTCCCAACCCTGCTCACAGGCAAGGACTTGGAAGTCAACATGATTCCCACGCCAACCGAGGTGTACCTGCCTGATTGGCACAAGGATTTCAAGAAGAAGAAGCCAGAGCGGTTCCAAGGGCCGTGGGCGCAGGACATCATTGAGCGACGCAAGAATAAAGAATACAAGCTGAAGGGGGCTGAGGGGCCGGGGTACTACGACCTTGCGCTCGGACTCAAAGGCGAAGGCTTACCTAGTCAAGACCTCAACGACGAATACATCCGCCACCTACTGCGTGAGGGGTTTAAGAAGGGCGGCGCTGTGAGCATTGACGAGGCGGACGCAAGACTCGCAAAGGCAATCGAAAACCGAATGGCTAAAGGTGGCAATGTTGACCTTGAGGCGGCTGACGCTCGTTTGTCTGATGCTATTGCCAAGCGTATGGGCATGGCTGATGGTGGTTAGGTGGGCTTTAAGAAGATTCAGTTTATGGCTGGTGGCGGCAAGATGGTCAAGGGTCTAGGCAAGATTGCTAAGAGGATGATGGCTGATGACGTCATGCCAGCGGCGGAACGTGAGGCTAACCTTGCTAAGTTCCTTGAGCCAAGCAAGGCTCCCATGCGCCTGTACCACGGCACGACCGCAACCGAAGGTGGCAAAGGTACTGAGGCTATTCGCCGCATCAAGTCTAGCAAGGATGGCGCACTTGGCTCTGGTGTCTACATGACGCCAAACACAAACTACGCAGACCAGTACACCTATAAAGGCGCAGGCAATTATGAGGGCGGCAACACGCTACCTGTGTATGCTCAAATCAAGAACCCCCTTGTGATTGACGGTAGCGCCTCAAACGACCCAATGGTCGAGGCTTTGATAAGGCTTGGCATGGATGAGGCGCAGGCTTCGCGCATGGTTGAACGTGCATATGAGAACAAGGGTTATATTGGCAAAGAGGTCGAGTCACGCGCTCGTGCCGCAGGCTATGACGGCTTGATGCAGTACGGTAAAGATGGCGAGTTGGGTGAGGTTGTGTCTTACAACCCAAGCGCAGTCAAGAGCGCTATCGGTAATCGTGGAACCTACGACATCAACGAGCCTGACTTGAGCAAAGCCGACGGTGGCTTGGCTATGGCTAAGGGTGGAAAGCTGGCGGCGCTAGGCAAGATTGCAAAAAGGTTGATGGCTGACAGTGATGTGTTGCCTACCGCAGAACGTGAGGCTAACTTGACCAAGTTCCTTACGCCGTCAGCAGAAAAGCGCAGGATGTATCACGGCTCCAAAGAACCAAACATCAAACAGTTTAAGACTCGCAAAGATATGACGGACGAGAGCATGATGACTGGGCATTACGCTGATGAGCGCGATGCTGTGTTCCTTTCACCTGAGCCTGAGTTCACCAAAAACTTTTCACAGATGGGTTATACCGACACAAATCAAGCACCGACTACATACCCTGTGTATGTGCAGATTGAAAAGCCGTTTGACTTTGACAACCCTGAACATCTGAAACAAGTTAAAGAGACATATAAGGATATGTTTCACAATCCTGATTCTGAATTTTACGAAGCATATATTTCCCCATCTGAAAGGTCTATGGCTTTGCATACATTCAATAAGCGTGTTGATTCATTGCCAAGTGATGAAAACAATTGGGCGCGTATTGAGAACCAAGATTTCCAAGATGTTCTTAAAGATATAGGTTTTGATTCTTTTTATACTCGTGAGCGAGGAACTAAGAATCTTGGCGTGTATGAGCCAAACAGAATCAAGTCTGCCATTGGTAATCGCGGAACCTACGACCTTGGAGAAGACGACATAACTAAAGCCAGCGGCGGTTTAGCTATGTCTGATGGTGGCGTCCTTCACATGGCAGACGCTGGTAAGGTTGTCAGGGGGATGGCTCAGGTTGGCAAGAGGTTGCTTCAAGATTTGCCAGTCGCGCCCAAAGTAAAGCCACCCAGTGACAATGTCGCAAATGTTCGCCAAGCCAACTTTCAATACCCAAAGACGGTGGGGAACCAAACGGTTGGCATTGATAAACTTTCAGGTGGCGTCAGGATGTCTGACCCCAACGAGGTCAAGCGAGTCAAAGCGCTGGCTGACCAAATTTCAAGCCCCGAAGGCTACATCAGCCGCATCATAGTTGACCACAATAACAACGTCATCGAAGGTCAACACAGGCTTGAAGCGTTGCGTCAACTTGGTGTCAAGGATGTGCCTGTTTTTAAGATTGAAGACTTGGCTGACACCATGCCTGTGTCCAAGATGGAAGAGGCTATGCGAGAGGTGGGTGGCATCCGCTCAGACCACGTTAACCAGTTGATGCAACACGCCCTTGACGCCATTTCCGAAGGCGGCATAGAGGGCGCTCGACAATTGAACTATGGCAAATTCCAAAAACATTACGACGCCGCTTTAAATGCAATCACATCCGACGTCAAAAAAGCCGACGGTGGCTCAGTCTTTAAGAAGCTGACGTTCATGGCTGACGGCGGTGGCGCATTCAAGAAGATAAGTTTCTACGACAAGGGTGGCATCACTACAAGCGGTGGCACGTTCTCCCCTGAAGAGTTGGGTGTCAACCCTTCTGACCTTGTTGCTGACGAGAAGTTGTCTAAAAAGCTAAAGCGTGGCATTGCAAGAGAGATGGATATTGGCAAAGAGCAACTTGAACAAGAGTACAGACAACTTGGCAACAAGGGTGGCAAGAAGGACGCCGCTATTCGTATTGGCTCTCAATTCCTTGGTAGTGGCTCAGACCTTTTGAACTTAGGCTTGGAGGGCATTGACCTTATACAAGGCGCTATTCCAGCATTGAGCAAGCCTGAGTCTGTGCTTGACGTTACAGGTGACCGTGTACCCAAGTTTAAGTTGGCATCTGATAAGCCTTTTCTTGGAAGTCAGCAGTTCATTGACAAGTTTAAAGAAGCAAAGCTATTAGGTGAAAACGAGTTCCCCTTGACTGAATTGATGGCAGGCTTTGTAGCGCCAGCCGCCGCTGTTGGCGCTTTCAGAAAGGGCAAGCAGGCATACAAAGGCGCAAAAGCGTTGGTCGATACACCCAAGAAACGACATGGCGGATTGACCGCAATGGCACGATAAGGATTACATATGGCAACCGAATTTCCAATTGGCTCAGAAGACGAGCGCTTCATTGAAGGTATACGAATGACTGAGGAGGGGGGCGCTGAGGTGGATATGTTGCCCGGCGAGGAACCCGATGTCGAAGAGTTGCCTGATGGCTCCGCTGTCGTCAAGTTGCAGGACTTCAAAGGCCCCGCTGAGGACGAAGACTTCTACGCCAACTTGGCTGAGGAACTCATCAGCATCACCGAGTTGGAGGCGTTGGCTACACGTTACATCGACCTCATCGACAACGACCGCCAAGCACGCAAGAAGCGGGACAAGCAGTACGAAGAGGGTCTGCGTCGTACAGGCATGGGGGATGATGCCCCCGGCGGCGCTCAGTTCCTCGGAGCCTCCAAGGTTGTGCATCCCATGATGGCTGAAGCCTGTGTGGACTTTGCCTCTCGTGCCATCAAAGAGATGTTCCCACCAGATGGGCCTGCCAAGACCAAGATTTTGGGCGATGTCACAGACGAGAAGACCGAGACCGCCGAGCGCAAGCGCGACTACATGAATTGGCAGTTGACCGAGCAAATTGAAGAGTTCAGGGACGAGCAGGAGCAAATGCTGACCCAATTGCCGTTGGGTGGTTCACAGTTCATGAAGCTGTGGTACGACGACAAGAAGCGCCGACCCTGCGCCGAATTCGTCGCCATCGACAACATCCTGCTCCCCTTTGCGTCTGCCAACTTCTACACCTCCCAGCGTGTAACGGAACAGCAAGACATCAGCGAGTGGGAGTTCAAGCAACGCATTGACCGTGGTTTGTATCGCGACATCAACTTCATCCGCACCACGTCAGAACCTGAGCAAACTGCGGCTGAGAAGGCAAACGCCAAGATTGAGGGTAAGCAGTTTGAGGATGGTGAAGATGGCTTGCGTCGTGTTTATCACATCTACACATGGCTTGACCTTGAGGACGATGACCGTGCTAACGGCGAGACCGCCCCTTACATCATGATGATTGACGAACTCGACCGCAAGGTGTTGGGTTTGTATCGCAATTGGGAAGAGGGGGACGAGACCTTCACCAAGCTGGATTGGATGGTTGAGTTCAAATTCATCCCTTGGAGGGGGGCGTATGCCATCGGGCTACCTCACCTCATCGGAGGTCTCTCTGCCGCCGCTACAGGCTCATTAAGGGCTTTGCTGGACACTGCTCACGTCAACAACTCCCTGACCATGCTCAAGCTGAAGGGGGCTAAAGTCTCAGGTCAGTCTGACCAGATTGAGATTACGCAGGTGACTGAGATTGAAGGTGGTATTGGTGTGGACGACATTCGCAAGATTGCCATGCCCATGCCCTTTAACCCACCCTCCCCTGTGCTGTACCAATTGCTTGGTTGGCTGACGACAGAGGCTAAGGGTGTGGTGACCACTGCTGAAGAGAAGATTGCTGACGCCAAGTCCAATATGCCAGTGGGTACAACTCAGGCGCTGATTGAGCAGGGCGCGGTAGTGTTCTCCTCCATCCATGCACGCCTGCATGATGCACAGCGCCGTGTCCTACACATCCTCGGACGCATCAACCGCTGGCATTTGGACGAGCAACGCAAGGGTGACATTGTTGCTGAGTTGCCTATCAAGCGTGAAGACTTCCGCCGCAACAGCGACGTGGTTCCAGTGTCTGACCCCCACATCTTCAGCGAGACCCAGCGTGTCGCCCAGATGCAGTCAGTCATGCAGTTGTCTGCACAGTTCCCTGCCATCTTTGACCAACGTGCGGTTGTGAGTCGAATGCTCAAGCAACTCAAGATTCCAAACGTCAACGAGTTGATGCCAAACACTGGCAAGCCTGCGGAGTTGAATGCGGCAGACGAGAACAGTGCAATGGCGCTAAAT